CGAAACTGGTGGCGGCGGCGTAGGTGGAAACGGCGGCGGTGGTCGCGGTGGAAACTTAAACGAATCTTCTGGAGTCGCTGGAACTGTAAACACTGGCGGCGGCGGCGGTGGTGGAGCGAACGACGCTTCTGCCGGAGCAGCAGGCGGTTCAGGAATTGTAATTCTTCGATATGCAGACACTTTCCCAGATCTAAGCGTTATCGACGCAGGTCTTACATATACAAAGACAACGACTGGCGGCTACAAGATTTACAAGTTCACAGCTGGAACAGGATCGGTGACAATCTAATGGCTCATTATGCGTTCATCGATGAAGACAATATCGTCGTCGAAGTTATAGTCGGAAAAGACGAAAACGAATTACTCGATGGCTTATCGCCTGAACAATGGTACGGAAATTTTCGTGGACTAACTTGCATTAGAACTTCTTACAATTCCAAAATCCGATTCAATTATGCAGGAGTCGGCTTCACTTACAATCCAATCGATGACGCGTTCATCGCTCCAATGCCGCAGTGTGGCCACGAAGCTTTACTGCTAAACAATGACAAACGATGGGAATGCGTGACTTGCGATGAACTCGAACTATCCTAACGGAACGGCTGCGCTCGCGATCGAGCTTGCTCTGGCAGAAGTCGGAACAATCGAAGAAGGCGACAATCTGACGAAGTACGGAAAATTCACAAAGGCCGATGGACTTCCGTGGTGCGGTTCATTCTGCAACTGGGTTCTGGCGCAGGCTGGAGTCAAGGTGCACAGCGTCGTCTCCACAGCTGTCGGAGCTCATAAATTCAAGGAGATTTCTCGATGGTCAGAGACTCCAATTCTCGGAGATCTTGCATTCATGGACTTTCCACATGACGGCGTGGATCGTATTAGCCACATCGGAATCGTGATCGGAATTAACGGCAAAACAATCACCACAGTCGAAGGCAATACTTCGGGAACTGGTGATCAGCGCAACGGTGGAATGGTCATGATCAAAGAGCGCACCATCGGAAAAGAAGTCGTCGGATTCGGGCGTCCTAAATACACACCATTCAAGGGCGATTATCCGGCGATCCCTGTCTCTGCACCTAAGAAGGCCGCAGAGCCTAAGAAGAAGGAGAAGAAGACATGGACAAAATGAAGCCAATAGCTGCGTCATGGGCACGTTCATTCATGGCGGCGACAGTAGCTCTCTACATGGCAGGCGAGACAGATCCGAAGAAGCTTGGAATGGCCGGCGTTGCAGCTGTGCTTCCAGTAATTCTTCGCTGGCTCAACCCTAACGATTCAGCTTTCGGGTTATCGGGGAAGTGACTCGGAAATCACTGTGGGCAGCTCTAGGGTTATCGCTTTCACTAGGGCTGTCCGCGTGTGGTTCATATCAGGGCTGGACAAGATATGAGTGTCAAGAATTCGAAAACTGGCAGAAGCCTGAATGCAATCCGCCACAGTGCAAGGCTCTCGGAGTCTGCACTGAAGACATATATGGAGAAGATCCCAATGGCTTCACATCAAAGACGCCTAAGTAATGAGCAATTAAAGGCTCGCTTAATCGTATTTATCGGAGTCGCTCTGGCTCTGACTTTCATGTTCTCGGTCGCCGGAATGCTGTACGCACTGATCTTCGTGACACAGCCACTTGGAGATCAAGCTCCCAATGACAGAGCATTCATCGAGCTTCTTTCGACTTTGACAATCTTCTTGACTGGGGCTCTCGGATCAGTGCTGGCTTCTAACGGACTTAAAGACAAGCCGAAAATCGGGGAAGACACGCCGAAATCTACGCCTGAATCTTGACCTTGTCGGTCAAATGCTTCACTCTGTACGCAGGGAGCGAAGTTCAGTAGCTCTCGGATCGGGAGCAAAATGACTACAGCACTATCAATCCAGATCATCGTCTACATGGTGATCTTGGCCTTTATCGCATTCGCGTGGGGCTATTCCAAAGGCCACAAAGACGGAATGATCATGGGACGTATTAAAGCTCGCAAGCTCGAGCGTCTAGCTAAGGCGGCAAAATAATGGCCGGCTTCTTGGACGGATACGAAGACGTCGCTGCCAGAATTAAGCGACTCCACACGACTCACCCAACTAACAGAGTCGAGACATCGATCATCGACTTTAATGCTCAAGCTGGCTACATACTGGTCGAGTGCCGAATCTTCAGAGAGTACGAAGACGATAAGCCATCGGCTATCGATTACGCATTCGGTCGAGTCGAGAGCTACAGCCCATCGATGAAGAAATGGTTCGTGGAAGATACAGTCACAAGCGCAATCGGAAGAGCTGCAGGCTTGCTTCTAGGATCAGAGACACGTCCAACGCGTCAGAATATGGAGCAGGTTGAAACTATGCCAGCGGCCTTCGTGAACAAGGTAGAAGACGACCCGTGGAGTAAACCAATCTATGAAGAAGGCTTTACGACAGCCGGATCAGCTGTGGCGGAAATCGAATCGAAGCTTGGCGGAGAGCTTGTCGCTGAATCTCCAATCTGTAAACACGGCCACATGATTCTCAAGGAAGGCACATCGCCGAAGACTGGCAAGGATTACCGCGGACACGTCTGCCCAGAAAAGACGAAGGCGAATCAGTGTTCTCCGATCTGGTACGTCCTAAGCTCGGACGGCACTTGGAAAGTGCAGATCTAGGGAATGGGCTATGTTGAAATCATTCGTCCCGATGGATCTCAAACCCTTATCGCCAATGACGGCACAGTCACACAGACTCCAGCCTTACAGACAGACTTCTGTGATAAATGCCAGCGATGGCAGCCCAAAGAATTTGGAAGATTCGAAGGTTCACAAGGAATCTCACTTCTCTGGTTCTGCGCAGAATGTAAGTGATCCGGTGAAGTATAAAGTCACCTACGAAGAGCAGCTTCGAGCTCATGAAGTCGCTCTGGATCGCATTCGGCTCATCAATGGAATTCCAGATCACTCATCGCGATTCGATAAGAAGCTCTCATTCCACGAATTCGTGGCACAGATGGCCGAATCAATCTGCGCGGAGATGGTTGTCGCTAAATACTTCGGCCTTACGGACTTCGATCCAGCTGACTCACAATTCAAGAAAACGGCTGACGTGGGATCTCGAATTGAAGTTAAATGGACAAAGTACGACGCAGGGGCTCTTATCATCGGAGATTCTGATCGCAACACTGACATCGCCGTTCTCGTTACCGGCACATCACCGACTTACTCAATCAAAGGCTGGATTCCGGTATCAATCGCCAAGAATCAGCGATGGAGACGACGTGATCAACCTACTTTCTGGGTTGAGCAATACAACCTTCACCCAATCGAAAATCTAAGGAGAAGCTCTCATGGAGAAGCTGCGTTACCTGTGCAGAATTGAAAAGAAGATCCAGAATCATGCTGTCTTCGAGAATGAAGTACCGCTTGGAGATGGAAAAGTGCTCGTCCAGTGTCTAGGCTGTGGAGTCATGGGAGTCATGGAACGGAGCGACGCACGTGGCTGAATTCGACTACCGCTGCAAGATGTGCAGCTTTACAAAGACAGAATCTCGTCCAATCGGTGAGCTCGAGAGAGTGCCCTACTGTGACAGCTGTGTGATCCCAATGAGACGTGTCTACAGTGCGACTTCAGCAATCTTCAAGGGCACGGGCTGGGGTGGATCTAAATGACACGCGAATCGTTCGATGGAATGAAGGAATGCTCATTCTGTGAATCTGGGACATTCGATTTCGTGGAGAAGTTCTACGAAAAGACTGGCCATGTTGTCTATTGCCGAAAGTGCTGGGCTGAATTGTCTAATGGTGAAGCCTGTGGATAACCTGTGGAAGACACTCCCAAGCCTTGCTCGACTTATCCACAAAATAGACATTCGCTTGACTCGTTCGGTACGCTGTCATCGCTTGCAGCGAGCCGGTGTGCCGGATAGCTCGCGCACGCGAATGCAGCTATCGGGCGTTCTATGTCTAGTTTTAGGCTCGTTATCAATACAGACGATTCCAGCACAAGCCACTTCACAAAATCACTACAAGCTTTACGCTCATTCAAGGATCATCAATGAAGAGCAATACAAGTGTCTCTCGAAGATAATCTACAAAGAATCTCGATGGAATCCACAAGCTAAGAATGGTTCACACTTCGGGCTTGGACAGATGAGATCACAGCACTATCGCAACCTAGATCCCTATCGTCAGATTGACGCGACTATCAAATACATCACGAATCGTTATGGTTCAATGTGTAACGCATGGAGATTCCATGTCAAGAAGGGTCACTACTAGATGACACTCCACTCACAGCGTAAGTCCAATAGCACACAGTGGAAGAAGCTACGCCTGCGCATACTTGCCAGAGATGGAAGGGAATGCTTCTGGTGTGGAATGGACGCGACTACCGTGGATCACATAGTGCCAGTGGCTAAGGGTGGGACAGACGAGCCAGAGAATCTCGTTGCAGCTTGTAAGCGTTGCAACTTCTCGAAGCAAGACAAGCTTCCAGATGAATTCGTATTACAAAGAGCCGGTCTTTTTTCGAAGGCTGATTCCACCGCCCATCTCTCCCGCGGTCTTCTTTCACCACCAAACGAATCGAATAGGCATGAATAAAGACGCAGAAGGTACAAGAAGGCTCGAGCTGGTTCAAAGTGGCTCAGATCGGCTCACATCGGGAATTGAAGCCACTCCAGAGACGCTTTATGGCTCTCCGACGCCACGCTTACACTCCAGACTTCGTGAAGATCTGCCTACGCTTGGCCAAGAATTGATCGACTTCTCGAACTCAATCGGCAAGCCGCTTCTGCCGTGGCAAGAATGGCTCGCACTTCAGGCTCATCGTACAAAGCCAGATGGCCGGTGGCTTCACCCGTTGATTGCGGTTGTCGTAGCTCGTCAGAATGGAAAGACGACGATCATGAAGCAAAGAATTCTCATGGGGCTCTTCGAGTGGAAGAATCCACTACAAATCGGCACAGCTCACCGGCTCACGACTTCTCTGGAGACTTTCCGAGATCTAGTGGACACAATCGAGTCGAATGATGGTCTGGCCAAGCAAGTCAAGCGCATTCGATGGGCTCATGGATCAGAAGAGATCGAGACGCTCCACGGAACGCGGTACATGGTCAAGGCTGGAGCTTCTGCAGCTCGCGGAATTTCGAAGCCGGAGACTGTGCACATCGATGAGACTCGAGAGCTTAAAGACGAATCAACATGGGCTTCCATGAGATACACGATGATGGCTGCCGAGAATCCGCAGCTCTGGACGTACTCGAATCAAGGTGATCAGCATTCCCTGATCCTGAATCAGCTGCGCGAGCGCGGCTTGGCTGCGATGGCCGGAGCAAATGACGACATCGGCTTCTTCGAATGGTCGTCCCATTATGAGAAGCTCGACGACTCTGAAGAATTCTGGAAGGGTATCGCTCGAAGCAATCCAGCACTCGGCCACACAATTCATCGAGACAATATCCGCGCCGTACTCAATGATCCGCTGGACGTCGTGAAGACGGAAGTCTTGTGCGTCCCAGTGGCGACGATGTCAGCGGCTATCCCAGCCCATGAATGGTCAGAGTGTGGATCTCCAGAGCTCGATCTTGATCCGGAGAAGATTACTTATCTTGGACTCGACTGCTCACCCGATAGACGATCAGCTGCGCTCGTAGCCGGCCAGACTCTCGACGGCGAAACTTTCTTCGTCAAGCTTCTGCATACTTGGCACAATCCAGTCTCACTCGATGACAAAGCTATCGCGAACGATGTAGCAAATTACTGTCGAGAATTGCCGGTCGAAGTCGTGGCATATTCCAAGCGTACGTCTTCAGCTGTGGCGGCTAGACTTGTCCCTGCAGGAATTCCGATCAGTGACATCGATGGGAATTTATACGGACAAGCTTGCGACGAATTACTGGGAGCAATAACATCGAAGAGATTACGCCACAAGAATCAGCCGGAACTGACAAAACAAGTTCTCTCTGCGGCGAAGTTGCCGTTCGGCGATGGTGGCTGGACTATCGGGCGGAAAGCTTCTCAATCGACTGTCTGCGCGACGGTTGCTTCTGCGCTTGTCACACATTACGCGACACGCCCAGAGACGGATCTTGACATAATGATCGGATAGCGATAGCGGATCTCTAAAATTCTCCGCATGGGATTCTTCGATTCATTCGTGCCGTCTAAGGTAGAAGCTGCTAAGCCTATGCCTATCAGTGACGTCGAAGTAATGGCTTCTCTCGCTCCAGTTAATTCAATCGATTCTCTCGGATCTCCGTACTTTACGAATGGCCAATCAGCTACTCGATCCGAAGCTATGGGCGTCCCGACAATCGCTCGCGCACGTGGAATCGTGTGCTCGACTGTGGCCAGCTTCGAATTGCACACATACGACAAAGCTACCGACAGAAAAGTCGAACAGCCACGCGTCATTCGTCAGCCAGATCCACGAATCACAGGCGCAGAATTCTGGGCTTGGATCTCTGAAGACTTGCTATTCCGTCCGGCGGCTTATGCCTACGTCATGAGTCGATATGCTGACACTGGTCGCATTCAATCGATGGAACGTGTAGCACCGGAGCGCGTAAGTCTCAAGACAAACGTGAACGGAACACAGATCGATGGATACTACATCGACGGAACTCCAGTCAATTCTGAAGATCTTGTCGTATTCGGTGGACTCGATGAAGGCTTACTGAATCGCGCTGGTCGCACAGTACGCGCAGCTCACGCACTCGAGAAGGCTGCATACAACTTCGCAATCAATCCAATTCCACAGACAGTCTTGAAATCGAATGGCGTCAATCTTCCGAAGGATCGTGTCTCTGCACTTCTCGCCGGCTGGCGTCGTGCTCGTCAGGAATCTTCTACTGCATTCTTAAACGCTGACGTGTCTCTCGAGAGCTACGGATACGATCCAAAGAATCTCCAGCTTAACGAAGCGCGCCAGTATCTTGCACTCGAACTCTGTCGTGCCATCGGCCTTCCGGCTTGGTTCGCTTCAGCTGATCCGTCATCGATGACTTACTCAAACGCAATCAATCAGCGACGCGATCTTGTGGACTTCTCAATTCGTCCAATCATGACAGTCATCGAACAAAGACTCTCACTCACAGACTTCACTCCAGCTTCACAGTACGTTCGATTCTCACTCGATGACTTCTTGCGCGGCAATCCTTACGAAAGAGCGCAAGTGTACGAAATTCTTAATCGAATCGGCGCGATGTCAGTCGAAGAGATTCGTCAAGAAGAAGATCTGATCAGCTAATGGAAGGAAACGAAATGAAGCTCACCATGCCACTCCAGCTCACAGCTGCAGATTCGCAGGAGCGCACTATCAAAGGCCGAATCGTTGCATTCAATGAGCCGGCTAATGCGAGCACTGGAAAAGTCGTATTCGCTGAAGGTTCAATCGAGCCGACTCCGGTCTTCTTGAACTTGGAGCATGACTACAAGCGCAGAATCGGAAAGACTCTCGACATGAGCTTGTCTCCAGATGGAAAATCAATTGAAGCCACTTTCAAAATCGCGAACACCACTGCAGGCACAGACGCACTTGAAGAAGCTGCAACTGGACTCCGTGATGGCTTCAGCGTTGAACTTTCGGTCAGCGATTACGTCGCGCAGGCAGATGGATCGATGAAAGTCTTAGCCGGTGAACTTACTGGCGTCGCACTCGTTACAGAGCCAGCCGTTCGTTCGGCTCGCGTCTCGCAAGTAGCAGCTGAAGAAGCTGCCGAAGAAATCTCTGAATCCGCACCGGAATCAGAAGAAACACCAACACCAACAGAAGGAGACGAAGTGGAAAACACCGTCACAAACGCGGACACCGTCGAGACGGTAGAAGCCGCACAGTCAGTCACAGCAGCAGCGAAGTCAGTAGGCACTTTCACAACAAAGCCACGCCTAGACTTCTCTCCAGCTAAGTACCTTGAAAACACAATCAAGGCGTCACTCGGATCAGAAGAAGCTCGTGCATACGTAGCCGCCGCAAGTGATACAACAGACAACGCAGGTCTGATTCCTACACGCCAGCTCACAACTGTCATCAACGGACTCGCTAACTCAACACGTTCAAACATCGACGCAATCAGCCGCGGAACTCTTCCGGACGCAGGCATGAGCTTCGAATTGCCAAAAATTACCCAGCTCCCTGGCGTCACAGTAGAAGCTGAAGCAGGCACAATCGAAGACGTCGATCAGAATGCTGCCTTCGTGACAGTAGATGTCAAGAAGTACGCAGGAGCACAGACATTCTCTGTCGAGCTCTTCGATCGCTCTTCACCGCTCTTCATCGACGAATTGATGAAAAATCTCGCCGCGCAATACGCGAAGGCAACAGACACAGCCGTAAACGCAGCTCTTATCGCTGGCGCGTCAGCTGACGGCACAACCATCACAACATATCCAACAGCTGCAGAGCTTCTCGGATTCGTTGCACGTGGCGCAGCTTCAGTCTATGCAGGCACACAGGGCTTCGCTAAGAACATCATCATGAACACTTCACAGTGGGCAAACGCGATGTCACTTAACGACAGCGGCCGTCCAATCTACAACGCTTCACAGCCACAAAATGCTGGCGGCGTTGTCACACCTACTTCAATCCGCGGAAACATCGCCGGACTTGATCTCTATGTCACAGCGAACACAGCTGCAGGCACAGACACCGATGGATCTATCTTGATCGTTAATCCAGAGGCTTACACATGGTTCGAGAGCCCTACTTATCAGCTTCGTGCTGACGTAGTCGCTTCAGGCCAGATCTCGATCGCGATGTACGGCTACGGCGCAATCGCTACCAAGATCGGCGCAGGCGCGTTCAAGGTAAACAAGGCTTAATCGCCTAAATCAATCATCGGCCGCTTCGCTCCCGAGGTGGCCGAGCAGTAGAAAGGGAAGAGCTCATGTCAGCAATAGTCTCGGCGTCATCGCTTCGATCAGTGCTTGGCGTGAGCTCTTCTCTCTATAACGACGCTTACTTGGACGACATCATCGACACAGCTCAAGGAGTAATCCTTCCGCTTCTTGTCCAGAATTCTTCTGCGGTTGTTGAATACAAGCTCGAGTCGAACGTCGCTTACTTCTACACTCGAAGCGCACACAACTTCGTCGCCGGCGATTCTGTCGTCGTGGCGGCACTTCCATCACCATTCAGCGCGACTTACACAGTCGTCAAGGCTGAAGATCGATTCTTTACGGCTGCACTAACGAACGCAGATGTCGCGATCCGTCCGATCATTCCGAACGGCACTGCAACCCTATCCGGCTATGGTGCGGCCACTTATTACGTAGGAAACGCCAACGTCGAGAGCGCAATTCTTGCCGTCTCCGTTGAAGTCTTCCAATCTCGCACAGCTGCCGGCGGTCAAATCGAAGGCGTAGACTTCCAAGTAACTCCGTATCGCATGGGTCGCGGTCTAATGAATCGCGTGATCGGGTTACTTGGAAACCTTGTCGATACTGGATCGATGGTCGGATAATGCCAGCGAGCACAATCGCCACAAGCGTCCGTGGAGCAATTAAGACAGCCATCGCGAACGTAGCTGCGAACACTTACGATTCAGTCCCAGAAGCACCGATCGTCCCATTCGCGGCCGTCGTGCCATCGAATCCATATCTTGAAGCCAATCTCATCGGCACATCGACTCGCGTTCGCGTGAATCTTGTGATCACTGTGGGAGTGGCTATGCACTCGAATGCAGCTGCGCTCGACAATATCGAACAGCTGGTCATGAGCATTCTGGCGGTTATTCCGTCAGGCTACACAGTCGGCTCTGTGTCTAATCCAACGCCACTCACCATCGGCGCGTCAGAGATTCTCGCTTGCGAAATCGAGCTCTCTACGCAATACACCCAAACAAACTAGGAGCAGCTATGCCAACGACCGTCATCACCGGACGCGATCTCGCACTGACGATCGCCACCACAAGCTACGACGCACAAGCGTCTTCCGTAACACTTTCAAATGAACACGTCATCGAAACTTTTCAGACACTTGATGGCCGCGCTTACAAAGCGATAGATGATCAGTGGACTCTCGAAGTCGAAATGCTTGCAGACTGGGGAGCTTCAGGATCACTCTGTGAAGCACTCTGGACAGCTTGCGAAGGCTCACCGAACACCACTCTCGCAGTCTCACTCACAGCTGTCACTGGCGCGACTTTCGCTTGCAACGTGCTTCCAGTATTTCCGTCCGTCGGCGGTTCAGCACCGGACGCGCAGACTGTGTCGCTATCCTTTACAGTAGTCGGAACACCGACAGAATCATTCAGCTAGTAGATAAGGAATCGGGAGCATGAAAACACCTATCACAATCGAATACACATCTGGGGAGTCTGCGACTTACGTCGCAGCTCCGCCAGAGTGGGCGAAGTGGGAGATCAAGACTGGATTCACAGTCTCGCAAGCTGAAGACAAGATCGGAATCAATGATCTTCTCTTCTTGGCATATCACGCCATGAAGCGCGAGAAGGCTGGACAAGCCGTGAAGCCATTCGATGTCTGGTGCGAGACAGTCTCGGACATCAAGACAGGAATCTCCGAAAGCCCAAAAGCTACGCCGTCGGAAGCTTAAATCGCACACTGGTCGAACTCGCAATCGCGACAAAGATCCCAATGAGTGAGTGGCAGACGGCGGAACAGATCATCACAGCGATCGAGATTCTGGAGAAAATGAATGGCAAGTAAGCAAGGCGTCTACTCGATACAGGTAGAGCCGGCTTCTCTTCGCAATTTATTCCAGACACTTAACAAGCTCGACAAAGAAACTCAAGACGACATCAGATCGGCCGCGCTTCCACTATCGAAGCGTCTAGCCGGTCAGCTTCTCATGTTCAGCCAATCCGCGCCGTCTCCACAGACGAAGCTTGTAGCACAGTCAATCGTGGCCAAACGAGATCGTGTGATTCGCGTTGATGTAGGCGGCACGAAGAAGGTCGGTCGCAAGTACGGCGGCGAGCAGTCAAAGTCTGGCAAGGGCAACAAGGTTCGACAGAATCAAGCTCCAGCCGGTGCACTTCTGTGGGGAACTGAATACGGATCTGGAAAAGGCACAGACTCAATCGGTCGCGCTTATTCCAATCGATTCAAAGCTGCAAGAAATAAGCGTGGTTACTGGATCGCTCCGGCGGTCGATTACTACACGCCAATCGTCGCGAAAGAATACATCGACATCGTTCAAGCAATTATCAAGAAAGTGGGACTCGACTAATGGCCGGAATTCCAAAAGTCAAGATCACCTTCGACGCTGACTTCGATGAATTAAAGCGCGGAATCTCTGGCGCACAAAATGAAGTTCAAGGCTTCGGCGATCGCGTCGCTAAGTTCGGCAAGATGGCAGGAGCAGCCTTCGCCGTAGCTGGAGCAGCTGCCGCGGCATACGCTGGCAAGCTTCTTGTCGATGGCGTCAAGTCTGCAATCGCTGACGAAGCTGCACAGGCCAAGCTCGCCACCACTCTCAAGAATGTCACTGGCGCGACAGAAGGACAGATCGCAGCTGTAGAAGCACAGATTCTCAAGACTTCACTCTTAACTGGAAAGACAGACGATGAACTTCGTCCAAGCTTCGAAAGACTGGTCAGAGCCACACAGGATTCAGAGCAAGCTCTCAAGCTTCAGCAAGTGGCCATCGATGTCGCTGCCGGATCAGGCAAGTCACTCGAAGCTGTCACGAACGCGATGGCTAAGGCGGCAGAAGGCAACACCACAGCTCTCGGAAAACTAGGCGTCGGACTTACAGCTGCACAGCTCAAAACGATGTCAATGGACGAAGTCACAGCTGCGCTCGCCAAGACTTTCGGCGGCCAAGCTGCCGTCCAAGCTGACACATTCGCCGGCAAGATGGCACGTCTGAAAGTAGCCTTCGACGAAGGTAAAGAGACAGTCGGATCATTCGTGCTCGACGCGATTACTCCGATGATTACTTTCATCGTGAACAATGTAATTCCACAGCTCTCAATTCTGGCCGATACTGTAGGAAACTATCTGAAGCCAGTATTCGAAACTCTCTCGACATATATGACAGAGACTCTCATTCCAACCTTTCAAGCGATCTGGTCATTCATCGCGGATTATGTAATTCCAACAATCGGCTCAATTCTGATCCCAATCATCGAAGGTCTATTCGGTGCATTCAACAAAGTCTCGGCAGCTATTAAATCAAACGAAGAAGATCTTGCGCCGCTATTGAAACTCTTCAAGCTTGTCGCTGGCTTCGTTCGTGACAATCTTGCTCCAGTAATCGGCACAGTGCTCAAAGTCGCTCTCGAAAGTGTCGCCACACTTGTCTCTGGACTCATCACTGGCTTCTCGAAGCTTGTGGGAATCATCGGAGACGTTATCGGCCAAGTCAGAGCATTCATCGATCTCGTAGCTCGCAACTCTGCAGTCAAGGGAATCGCTAATGTCGTCTCGTCAGTCTTCGGCGGCTTCCGAGCCAATGGTGGATCAGTCGCAGCTGGTACTCCGTACGTCGTAGGCGAGCGCGGAGCAGAGCTCTTCGTACCTAACTCCAGCGGCACAATCGTCCCGAATGGGGCTCTGGGCGGTGGCGGAACTACGATCAACCTGACAGTCAATGGAGCAATCGACGCAGAAGGCACAGCTCGAACAATCATCGATGTCTTGAATAGATCAACGTCTCGCGGCACTCTCGGCGCAGGAAAGTTCAGCTACGCATGACAATCTTCACGCCTGACTGGAAAGTCACAATCGGATCTGTCGAATACACGAATCTCACTCTTTCGGGAGTGACAATGACTTCAGGTCGTACTGATATTTATAGCCAGCCGATCGCTGGATATTGCTCACTGGTCATCGTCAATCTTGACGAATCTCAATTCACCTTCGCCATCAATGATGGCATGACTCTTCAAGTCAAGAATTCGGCTGGGACTTATGTCCCAATCTTCGGTGGATCTATCACGGACATCGCCATCGATGTCGCAGCTGCAGGCGACGCAGGAATAGTCACCACGGCTTCTCTGACGGCTCTGGGAGCTCTGTCGAGACTTCCGAAAGCTCTGACTGAAGGCGTACTTTCGAAAGAGCTTGACGGAGTTCAAATCGAAACGATTCTCACGGATCTTCTTGTCAATACTTGGACGGAAGTGCCGGCCGCTCTGACTTGGAGCACCTATCCAGCCACGACTCAATGGCTCGACGCAGAGAATACCGGACTCGGCGAAATCGACTCGGGAATCTATGAGCTCCAAGCTCGCACGTCTGACGTGACAGATATGTATTCACTGGTCTCGGAGCTTGCGAACTCTGGCTTCGGCTACCTATACGAAGACGCTCAAGGCCGAATCAATTATGCCGGAGCAGATCATCGACAGAATTACTTGGCAGCCAATGGATACACAACGCTCTCGGCCAATCAAGCTCTCTCTGCCGGTATTCGCACGACTACTCAAGCCGGAGACGTACGCAACGACATCGCTCTGAAGTATCGAGCCGGCACTGAATTCGCCACAGATACACAGTCGATTCTTACGTACGGCAAGCTTTCCCAAAGTATTACGACAACCCTTCACAATGAAATCGACGCAGAATCACAGGCGCAGCGTTATCTCAATCTTCGCAAATTTCCACGCGCCAAGTTCGAATCAATAACATTCCCAATCACGTCTCCAGAGATCGATGATTCGACTCGAGACGCACTTCTGGGAATCTTCATGGGACAGCCAATCAAGCTCACAGATCTTCCGCTTAATATCTCCGGCGGACAGTTCGAAGGCTTCGTGGAAGGCTGGACGTGGAGCGTTTCGTACAACTCGATCACACTGACCATCAACGTGTCGCCAATCGAATTCTCGATGGTCGCAATTTACTGGTCGCAGGTGAGTGCTTCCGAGACTTGGAACACTCTTTCTAATACACTTACATGGGAAAACGCAATAGGAGCGGTGGCATAAATGGCAACGACAACGAACTTCGGGTGGGAAACACCGGACGACACAGATCTGGTCAAGGACGGCGCGTCCGCTATGCGTACGCTGGGCAACTCTATCGACACGTCATTCGTCGATCTCAAGGGTGGCACTTCTGGCCAAATGCTGACAAAGGCTTCAAACACTGATCTGGACTACACTTGGGTCACTCCCGAAATCGGCGACATCACTTCAGTCGTAGCAGGGACAGGATTAACAGGCGGCGGAACTTCTGGAGCTGTCACACTTGTGTTCGATTACGCTGTAGGAAACCAAGCTGTCGAAAATGCACAAACCGGAACGACATACACGCTTGTCTTGACTGACGCCGGCAAAATGGTCACGATGACAAATGCTTCAGCGAACACTTTAACAGTGCCGCCAAACTCTTCAGTCGCATTCGCTGTCAATACAAGAATCGATCTGATCCAATACGGAGCTGGAAACACTACAGTCGCAGCCGGAGCAGGCGTCACAATTTACTCTTCAGGATCTAAGCTGAAGTTATCAGGACAGTATTCTGGAGCTTCTCTTTGGAAGAAGTCCACAGACACTTGGGTGCTCGTCGGAGATATCAAGGCATGAGTCCACTAAAACCCGTAGGCATTAACCTATTCGCTATTGCATCGACGGATTCAGTTGATTATCTAGTCGTCGCAGGTGGAGCTGGTGGAGCTTCTCGCTGGGGTGGCGGTGGTGGAGCTGGTGGCTTTCGCACAGCTGCAGGCTTCGCAGTAAGTAGCGGATCTTCTTACACTGTCACAGTCGGAGCAGGTGGAGCTGGTGGAGCTTCTGGAGCTTACAATCGCGGAACAAATGGAAGCAATTCTGTCTTCTCGACAATAAGTTCAACTGGCGGCGGCGCAGGTGGTACGGCTTCGAATACTCCAAATTCCGGTGGATCTGGCGGCGGAGCTGGGTTCTACAATCAAACGGGAGCTTCTGGAAATAATGGCGGTTATTCTCCCGTCGAAGGTTATGCAGGCGGAAGCACTCCAGCTCTGGCATATCAAGGCGCAGGCGGTGGCGGTGCTTCAGCGGTAGGTGTAACAGCTACAACGCAACAAGCTGGATCTGCCGGTGGAGCTGGTACTTCAAATTCTTATTCAGGCACATCGACAGCTTACGCCGGTGGCGGTGGTGGTGGTGGCGAAACTGGTGGCGGCGGCGTAGGTGGAAACGGCGGCGGTGGTCGCGGTGGAAACTTAAACGAATCTTCTGGAGTCGCTGGAACTGTAAACACTGGCGGTGGTGGCGGTGGTGGAGCGAACGACGCTTCTGCCGGAGCAGCAGGCGGTTCAGGAATTGTAATTCTTCGATATGCAGACACTTTCCCAGATCTAAGCGTTATCGACGCAGGTCTTACATATACAAAGACAA